ATCCACGATGGTATAGTATTCCATGTTACTGGAAGTGAAGCTTACTTAGTTGTAAGTGCTGATCCTAGTACAATAGCTGAGGGATATGTTCAGTCACATGATACTCGTAATACTATTTCTTCTACATTAGACTCTAATAATCTTTCTAACATAACTAATGGAGACGAGGCTAATGAGGCAAGAATGTTAGCTGTAGACGTTTTTGCTAGTTCTTATACAAATGCTAATGGTAGTGTAGGATCTTTTACAACTTCGGAGGTAGGAGTAACATCATCTAATTTTCCTGTCCTTAATTCAGGTAATTTTTTAAGTTTTCTTCTGAACCTAGGAGTACCACTTACTATTGGAAGTGGTTTAGCCCCCCTTATAGGAGGTGGACTTATAAATACTACTAACATATTAAACCATGTGTCTAATGTAAATGATGCCCCCCTATTTAATTATGTAAGAAATGGGGGAACACCACAACAAAGATTAGACACATGGATTGCAAGTTATGATGAAGTTAATTTAATTAACCAAACATTAGGTTTTACAAATACAATTCAAGAAGCTAAAACCACAGGAAGAGTATTTTTAAGCGCGAATCTACTTTCAAGTGATAGTGTTTTTCCACCTGGTCCACAAACAACAGATGGTGGTTTTCTTGTAGTCCAAACTAGTAATTTTCAGCCCAATGTAACTTCACCCCAAAATGTATTTGCACGAGTACAACTTGGTGTTGCAAATAGTAATCTAGCCATTAATATTGCTAGCCAACCGACAAATGTTAATAATTCTCGTAATATTTTAATTATTAGAAAAATAAATTGGAAAGAATTAGATCATGCTAAAAGATATATAATTACTAAAAGTACAACAAAAACTGTAGTTCCCTCACCTGCTGAAGGACAAGCTCAAATGTTAACAACAAAGACAAAAGGGGCACTACAACCTAAAGATGTACCAGCAGAATCACAATTCCCTTTTTCAATATATCACATTAGTAATTCAATATACTTTGAAAGATCAGATGGAGAAACAACAACTACAGTTTCGGGTGAAATAACCGGATCTGTAATAGGTCAACATAATACTATTATATGTGAAAAATCAGGATCATCAATGAATATTGTTGTAAATGGTTCACAAATAGCAACTACAACTGATGCTACTAAAGAACAAACACAAAATAGTGCTAATGTTTATATAGGTTCTAAAGGTAATGATAGTTTAAGTGAAGATTTTTATTTAAACGGAACAAATTTTAACTACCAAAACTTATCAGGTAGTAATAGATATTTTAATGGGTATTTAGGAAATATAAATATCTATGATAAACTTTATTCCCAAACAGTACACCAAAACATGTCTGAAAGTATAAACCATTCTCCTTACATAGGAAACATATTCTATGAAAATGGTTTTGCTACTATAACACATCCAAAATATCAAGATATATTATCAGGTTCAAGTGGAAAGGGGATTATAGAACAACTAAAATTCCAAGGTTCACATTTAATTTATGAAAATGAATATCAATGTACTATTGAAGAAGATGAATTTAATGATACATTAAATATTTCAGCAAGAAAAATAAAATCCCACCAATCAGAAGACTTAGCAAACTTTGCAACAGGATCTTTATTTAAACCATACATTACAACAGTAGGTTTATACAACGAAAACAATGAATTATTGGTAGTAGGTAAATTAGGACAACCACTTAGAATCTCAGATGAAACTGACACTACTATTGTAATTCGTTGGGATACCTAAAATATTTTTTATACATTAAAGGTTATGTGGTACTATCAAGAAAAACAAATAAACGAAATTTCTGACCTCCCCAAAGATGCATTCGGGTTTATTTATCAAACAACTCACTTACCAACTGGAAAAAAATACATTGGTAAAAAGTCTTTAATTTATAATTTAAAGAAAAAATTAGGTAAAAAAGAAAAAGCACTTTGGGAAGGAAAAGGACGACCTCCTATGTACAAACAAGTACAAAAAGAAAGCGATTGGAAAACTTACTATGGTTCACATTCTTTTATTAAAGAAGCAAACAATGAAGATTTAGAAAGAAAAATACTTCAAGTGGCTTTTAATAAAAAAGAACTTACATACTTAGAATGCAAATACCAATTTGTGTTAGAAGTTTTAGAAAAAAATAAATATCTTAATGATAATATATTAGGTAAGTTTTACGATAGAGACTTTAGATGAAAGAAGATTTATTAAAACAATTATTAGAATCAGTTTTAGGTAAAAGTAAGTCAGCTCGTGGAGGTGAAGAAGCTGTATTTACCTGTCCTTCTTGTAACCATCATAAGAAAAAATTAACCCTAAATTTATCAACACAAAAATTCCAATGTTGGGTTTGTGGCTATAAAGGACATAGAGCATTTAAACTACTTAAAGCAGTAAGCGCATCACCAAAAGCATACGATCTTTTAAAAGAAATCGATTCTCAATACAGTTTTAAAAAACAAATCACTACCAAAACACCGTCGGGTTCTTTGCATTTACCCCAAGGAGTAACGCCTATAATGTCATCTTCAGCGATAATGTCGAAACACGCATTACATTATTTAAATCAAAGAGGAATCACACCTCAAGACGTAGTTAAGTATGATTTACATTACTGTGAACAAGGAGAATTAAGAAACATGGTTGTAATACCTTCATACGATAAAGATGGTTTTTTAAATTATTATGTAGGTAGATCGTTTGATAAAAACGCATATATTAAACATAAACTCGCATCCAGTACTAAGGACATAATTGGTTTTGAAATGTATATAAACTGGGATCTTCCCATTATTCTTTGCGAAGGTGCGTTTGATGCTATGGCTATAAAACGTAATGCGATTCCTTTATTTGGTAAAAAAATATCTACTACTTTAATGAAAAAAATTATTGAAAGTAATGTAGAAAAAATATATCTTGCTTTAGATGAAGACGCTCTTAAAGATGCTTTTAAACATGCAGAAACTTTTCTATCCTATGGAAAAAAAGTTTATCTTATAGAAATGGGTAATAAAGATCCGTCCGAATTAGGTTTTGAAGGTTTTACAAAATTACTCCATAAAGCAACAAAATTAACTACCTCTACATTAATGAAAAAGAGGTTAGCCTTGTCATAGGGATCCATATTTATAACAAACTATAGTTAATCAATGGCAAACATCGCACTTTTACCTGGGGGTTTTAAACCACCTCATGCTGGACATTATCAAGCTGCTAAATATTTGGCTAACAAATCAGGTGCAGAAGTCTTAGTAAGAATAGGATCAGATGTAAGAGATGGTATTACAAGAGAAATGTCTATAGCATTATGGAATTTGTATACTAAAGACGATAATATCAAAGCAGTAGAATCAATTTCTAATTCTCCGTTAGCAGATATCTTTAATTTTGTTGAAAAAGAAGCCCCTAAAGGAACAACAGTATACATAGGGACAGGATATAAAGATTTTCCAAGATTTAAAGTACTAACAGACCCATTATTTAAACCAGATAAATATAAAAAATATAATCCAAAAGATATAAAGGTAGTTGAAATAGAAATACCACCACAAGCAGGAGGAGTATCAGGTACTAAAATGAGAGAGTTCATTATGAATGATCAAAAAGAACTTTTCCAAAAATATATACCAGACCATGTAGATAAAGATGAAGCATGGAAGATAGTAATAGGTTTAAATGAAGATTTATATAATCCAGAAGATAAAGTTTTAGATTATATGAGAGGCAGTGAATATAAAGCTGGCTATAAAAAGAAAAACGATATTCCTAGAGCTTACAAATATAAAAGAGGAGGAATGTACACTGGTGGTGGAATGGGTTTTGGGGGAATGTATGAAGATGCTCAATTTGAAAAAGGTAAAGTTTTACACGTTTATGACTTTGATGATACAATAGCTAAAGTAAAAGCTAATATTAGAACTATTATAACTAGTCCTAATGACCCCGATTTTTTTCAAGAATTAGATATAGCATCTACTGAGTTTCCAGAGAAAAGTAAAGAATTAGAAGCAAGGTTAGGTCACTTAGATATTACTTACGATTTTAAAGAATTTGAAAAACAAATAGGTGATGCCATAGCAAATGCAGGTGTAGTTAAAAAACTAAAAAACTCACTTAGTAGACCAGATATAAAAACTACTATATTAACAGCTCGTTCTATAGGACATCCTGTAACAAGATATTTAAGACAAGAGTTAGGATTAGATGCTTATGTTGTACCTTTAGGAATGCAAGTAGATGGTAAAGTAAGAGGTATAGATAAAGCTAATTGGATAGAAAAACACATTAAAAAAGGTTACCAAACAATTTATTTTATAGATGATTCAGAAGAAAATAGAGTAGCAGTAGCGAGTTTAAAAGATAAATATCCTGATATTATATTAAAAGTAGAAAACCCAGCAGAAGTTAGTGAATTAATGTATGGGGTGATGACTGAACCCGAAAAGAAAAAACACGCTAAAAACCTTAAACGTCTAAAAAAAGATCTTAAAAAACAGGGAGACCAATATATGAAAGTGCCTGATTACTTAAAAGGTACTCTTACAAGAAAATATTATGAAAGAAAACTTACAAAAGGAGAATTAAAAGATAGGGAAAGAATAGCTCAAGATTTACCAGATAAAGAATTTAAAAAACGTTATGGTAAAGACTGGAAATCAGTTAAAATAGCTACTGCAACTAAATTAGCTAAAAAAGAAGAAGTAACTAAAGACAGTATTATTTGCGATAATTGTGGGTGGACTTGGAAAATAATAGATGGGGGTAATGATTTGTATATGTGTCACAAATGTGATCATGATAATACACCTATAAATGAAAATTATCCACCTTATAAAGCAGATCAAGTACAAAAAGTAAGATACCAAGCAAGTGATACTTTTACAAATAGTCCTAAACAAGCTAAAAAAAGAGGTTATGGTGAAGTACAAGCAGGCACAGGCGAAATTTATGTTTATAATGAAGGTCGTTATGACGATGAAGTTACTATGATTTCACGTATGATAATTAATTATTTTAAAGATTCATTAGGAAAAAAAGTAGAAAATACTTTTGAAGATGCTGGTGAATTAGGAGGTGAACCTTATGATTTAGAAGTTTATTTAAACCCTAGCGATTTTGAAACTTTAGGCCCGGCACCTTTTATAA